AAGTACCGAAGCTTCCGAATCTGTCAAGCCTTTCAACTCCTGCCCTGATGCTTTTTTCATCTCTGCTACTTTCGTTAAGCTCATCGTACTGGCTGTAGAAACCATCCATTGCTTTAAAAAAAAATCAACGCTTCCTATTATTTTAGCAAAAGGTTCTTCGCTTATATCGTCTCCAGTTATCATTTTAATAACTTCGGTTGCTAAATCTAAAAAGCTTTTATTATTATTATTTGAAATGTATTTTCTTACTTTTTCGGTATCGCCATAAGGTAGTGAACCATAATCAAATGACTGATATTTTTCCAACACCTCATTGTTTTCCATAATTGAAATATCTTCAATAAAAGAAACACAATTGTAAAGCGTAGCAACTGATTTACTTTGTAAACTGTTTAATGTTTCCAAATCAATTCCAATTAATAAACATAAAGCGTTGTCAGATTCTTTTTGCCTTATTACTTCAATTGCTGTTTTATAAGGTACATCATACCATGTTGTTGGTACATTGTAAACTATTCCTTTTATTTCTGCTTGTATCATGTGTAAGTATTTCGTTTTCCAAAGGTAGTTATTTTTGGCTTCATAAATGTAATTTGTGGCTCCTTCCAAGTATGAATGCAATATCTTAAAGCATCGCATCCGTCATCTAAAGTTTTAACTGGTTCTTCCAATAACTTTTCGTTCCTGTCTTTTTTCCATGAATAAGAACGAAGTTCTTTAATTAAATCAATTGAGCCTTCATGTATGTAAAGGTCTTTTGATTTTACGCTGTCTATTCCTTTTTTAACGTCTTTATTTGCATCCTTAATATTAAAGCCAGCTAAATATATTTCACGTATGCTTTCAGGTCTTGAATAGTCAGCAAATATTTCAGCACTTCGGTTAATGTTTAGTTGTTTTAATCGCTCAATTAGTTGCTGGTTAGTTAAATGGCTTTCATAAATCAATTGTTCAGCATAAAATCTTCCATCGTGTTCAGTTACTTTAATTAATGCAGTAGGGTGATTGTAACCGAAGTCAAGTCCATAGGCTACATTTCCATCAGGAATATTTTTTATTTGTCTCCAATGAGTAAAAATTAAGCTTTCACTAAATCCAAGTTCACCCTCACCGAAAACACGCCACCAATTTATATCTGTATATCTTCGGCTTTCAATTGACTTAACTATATTGGCATCTAAGTATGGATTGTCTTTGTATGTGGACTTAATAAAGGTATGTTCAATTTCTTTTTTTAAAAGGTATTCATGCACCCAAAACTCATGTGAAGGATTATAATCTAAATAAATTTGGTTCTTTGTTCTTACTTCCAACTGGTTGTAAGTTTCAAAGCTTACATTGTTGCACTCATTTATAAATAGGTAATCACGTCTTGCACCACGAACTTTGTCTCCAGAATCAGCACTAAAAAACTCAATCATTGAATTTCCTACCATGTAAATGTTATTTGTTTTGTCATGGTATTTTTCAGAATATAGCTTGTCGGTTATAAGTATTTTAAAAAAGTCCCTCATTGCCCCACGTTTTAAATGTGGGAGCGTTTCACTTACAACTGATATGTGAACACCCTGTTTTTTAAAAGCAATCAAATAAAGCAATTGTAACATTGAATACGTTTTACTTGAAGATGTGCCACCTTGTGAAATAACATATCTGCTTTCTGCCCTAAGTAATTTACTAAATACGTTGGTAGTATTCAAAGTTTGTTTATTAAATCTAAGTCAGTTGGATTTATTACATTCAAAGTCAATTGTCCTTCAATTTTACTTTCAACTTTACTTTCAGACCTTGCTAATTTTGGCTTAAAGTATTCGAGTAAAGTAGTGTAGTATTTTATAAAATCTTCAGGCTCACAACTTGCTAATATTGTTTTAACTCTATCTGCTCCGCTTTCAGTAATAAAATCGCCTAAGCTTTCCCATGCTTTAGTTTTTTCACTAACTGCTCCTTTTGGTTTGAATCCTTTATGACCTTTCTCAAATAGCTTTTTAGTCTTTTTTTCCATAAATCATAATAACTTATGGTAAAATTAATAAAAAATAATTAATTTAATTAAATAATAATAGAGATAAAATTATAAATAAGCAAAAAGCTATAAATTGGTAATCACTTTTTTTCATTTCGTTTGATTTCAATTAGCTTCATGTATAGTTTCCAATTAAAGTTTCCTCTTACTTGGTTTACTTCTGTTTTCTTTACCCACCATTCAGCTTGGCTAATTAGTGAAGTCATGTTGTTTTGTGTTTTCATGTTTGTCATTAATAATTTTAATAATTTGATATTCTAATTGTTTTGATGTTAACTAAGTCGCTATAAATATTCGCTAAGATGTAAGTTATGTAAGGCGGATAATGTCGAGTTAAATATAGGTATTCCCAACCTTACCTGTGCGGTGTGCGCCTTACCTGCCACACATTCAAGTCCGCCAATCCATAACATCATTTTAAAGGTTTTAAGTTATCGTATGTTTTCCCTTGCTCTTTAAGTTTTAAAGTTAAGAATATTAAAGCCTGCGTTTTCAGATACCACTCAAAAGTTAAATTATTACTTTCAATTACTGACTGAACTATCGTTTCAAATCCTTTCGGGTCTGATTCTTTTATTTTAGACTTAACTATAAATTTATGGTATCGTTCCTTTGCCTTTTGTTTTATTATTGCTTTGCTTTCATCAGAGAATGATATTTGAAAGTTATCATATAGAAACATATAAATACTTGGTAGATGCATTACATTGTCATCATGATTAACTACTGTATCAAACCTTTCACTTAATTTTTCAGTACATATTCCAAAAAAGTAGTTTGCAATTTCCATGTTCTTTTCAAAGAATTTGTAAACTGGCTTACTAACTGTTACTGGAGCATTTTGATATTTTAACCATTCTTTAATTGCTGATTCTCTTTTTGCAGAAGAATTATATCCTTTTATAAACTTTGAGAATGTTACAGTACCATAACCAACATAATCCCCAAATTCGCCTGTTAAACCTAAATTAAAAGCGTTTTGAACCTCTGATAATGTCATAGGCTTATAATGGTCTATAATCATGTCATAAATGAAACTTGCCACGCTTTTAGTTTGAGTATTATCTAAGTTGTATTTTTTGCTTTCACCTGATAACTCTATTGTTTTAATTACAAGCGCATAAAGTTTAGTTAAAACCTCTTGTTTATCCATGTGGATTATCTTTTGCTCATTCTTTGCCTGAATGTAAAATTTATGATAATCACTTAGTTTCTGCATGGCTTCAACTTCTAAATCTGAAAATCCATTTGTTGTTGTTATGTTACTCATCTTTTTTTAGTGTATTCATCCCAGTTAATATTTTCTATTGATTTCATTGCTGTTGCTATCCTAACCTCCGAAGTATTGTTGTCTTTTATAAAATCAACTTTTGCTTTCCTAAAGGCATCCTTTACCCACATATTTATAGCATGGTAATCTGACTTGTACTGAACTCCTTTACTTGCTTTATAGTCATTTAGTTTATCCAGCATCCAATTAACTTCATGCTCTGAAAATTCAGAATTTAATTTATCTAATTCAGGTTGAGAAATAAATACATGTTCACGAAGTTGAATTTTTTTACTTACGACTTGTACTTTTACTTTCTCTTGTTCTTTATCTTTCTCTTGTTCTTTCTCTTGTAGGTAAGGGGGTTGTGTAGCCCCTACCGGTGGGTGTTGGTTAGGGTTAAATTGTTCATCTTTTGTTTTATCAAAGTACCCTTTTACTTGAGCATCAATGGAATGTTTCTGTGAAATATAAGCGAAGTTAGCCATTCCTTTTAAGTTAGGCTCTATATTCTCAAATTGCTTATTTAATAACGCATCATAAAAGGCTAACCTTTCTTTATCATTTAATTCTTTTGCAACTTCAAAATAACTTCTAAAAAAGTTAATTGCTTTCCTCATCACTCACCTCACTTTCTATATAAGAAATTTCACGTCTTAATAATTTAGAAAATTTTACTGCTGTTTTTTTGTCTAAACAAATAAACATAAATTCTTCACGTTCATCTTCAGGGTTTTTAATCTGAATATAAATTTCATTTTGAGTATTTTTAAAACACTGCATTTCATAATTAACACCTGACTTTTCAGATGAACAAAAAATTGTTTTTATTCTTTCCATAATTTTAATGGTTTTAAGGTAACCAATAACTGATAATAAAAAACCCTTCGGCTTTCGAGGTAACGGTCTCTACTCACCAAAGGGATTAAAATAATATTACTGATGCCGTTACTCATCTTTTACAAAGTTACTATTTTTTATAGCAATTTACAAATTAAAATAATGTTAATGTTGATTTTTTTTCTTCAATACAATCTTTATGATTCTTTTGATTTATAGCAAAATAACTCTCTTTTAATTCTATTGATATTGATTTTCTATTCATTTTTAATGCCTGAAATCCCTCACTACCAATACCTCCAAATGGACTAAATACTGTTTCACCTTCATTTGAATATAAATGAATTATGCGCTCAATAGTATCTAATTGTAAAGGGCAAATGTGTTTTTCATCATTACCATCTCTGCCTGATCTATATTGCAATGTTCTTGAATAATCAATATCCATCCAAACAGGAGAAGCGTATTTCTGCCATAAATCAACTGGCAAATAATTTGAATTACTTGGATCAGTATCTTGATGTTTTATTGGTGTTAAATTTTCTCCTTCATTTCTAAAAAATAAAACATAATCTGGAATACCTACTCTTGTCATTGAACTATCTTTTTTTATAGTTTTATGTAGTAACCCTAATGCTTTTGTTCTTTGCATTTCTGTTACTGGATTTTTCCAAATAGTTACTCTTGAATGATAAATAAAACCACATTCTTGAAACCAATCAATTAACATTCCTGAAAAATCACGAAGACCAATATATCCCTCTTTACCTTTTTGAATTGGTAAATCCATACAATGAACTGCACAAATACGACCTGACTTTAATATTCTTTTTAATTCAGGAATAAGAAATTTAAAATGCTGTTCAAATTGCTTATAGTCGCTTACATTTCCCATATCTTCTTCTTTATCTGAATAAACATATAACTCAGCAAATGGCGGACTAAATACAACCAAATCAGCAGAATTATCATTTATTTTTTTACTTTCTTGAACACAATCACCATTTAATAAATGATAGTTTTCTGTTTTAATTTCTTTTTTATTTATCATAACTTTTGATTTATTTGATTTATAATCTGCTTCGCTTGAATATTTTGCCATTTCTGTAATCATTTCTTTATGTCTTTCCTGTTTTTCTAATATCGTTTTTCTTACATTAGATTGTGATTCAGGTATTAAAATATGAACCTTAACTTTATTCTTTTGCCCGAAACGATAGCAACGTCTAACAGCTTGATAGAATGCTTCAAATTTAAAATCATAACTCATAAATACCATTTGATTACATTGTTGGTAATTCATACCAAATGATGCAATACTTGTTTTGGTTATTAATGTTTGAAATTCATTTTTAGCAAATCCGTTTAAATATTTAGCTTTATATTCAGGAGTATCACTACCTTGAACATTAATAGAATTATTTAAAAGTTTTTCAAGTTTATCTGTTTCACTATTTTTTAATCCCCAAACAATCCACTGTTTATTATTTGAATTTACAAGCTCAATAGTTTTTTCAATTCTTTTATCAAAAGATCTATCTAAGTCTTTATGTAAGTCAGTAGCTGAAACTGCTACATCATTAAATAAAGTCATTGTATTATTATCAACTGGTATACTATGTTCAATGTATTCAATATCTGGTAAATCATAACCTAAATGATTAAATCCTAATGTTTCAGGTTTATCAATAGCAATAGACCATGAACATACATATTTCCAAAATGGATCTTTTGCATGTTTTCTTAATCTCCATTTCGATGTTTCTCCCCCATCATGCACAAAGAACATAGCAAGCATTTCTAAATAAGTCATTGCGCCAACAAACTCAGAATGTTGGCCTAACTCCATATGATCATTAGGTGATGGTGTTGCAGTACAT